ATCATTTAACGATTTTTGAATCGCTATATCATCTGATGATATTAAATTGTTATTGTATAATTTTTCAAATAAATTAACTCTCCATTGCTGCAAGGTTGGAATAAAAGAGAAGTCTACCTCTGATGGGGATATTTCTATAGAGACATCTCCCTGTTCATATCCCAATCCAGGTTCTATGACTTTAATTTCGCGAAGAGTGCCATTTTCAATAATAGGAGTTAGAACACATCCAATGCCAGTAGTAGAAATTAAATCTACATCTGGAATAGATGTATAATTTGAACCAATATTTTCTATGATTACTTCAACAATTCTTCCATCCGCAGAAACAATTGGTTTTGCTTGAGCATTTTTACCAGAAACTATTGATACATTGGGTGGTTTATTAAAATTAATAATTTCATTAGTTCCATATCCAGATCCATTGTTAGATAAATGTACCGAAGTCAATTCTCCTCTGAAAATTGGTTGAACCTCAGCCTCATAAGCACTTGATTCTATACCCGTAACAGTTGCTATGCCAACAGGTCCTTTTACAGTAACAGAAATTGGAGGATAATTAAAGATTTGAGTTCCACTACCTAGACTGGTTAGATTTACATATTGATTTGTTCTATAAAAGAAGGTTTCATCATTCGATGAACCAACTGCAGATAATTTAAATTTATTGTCATCGACTACTGTGACATAATAGTTTGTCCCATCACTTAATCCACCAATGGCACTCGTTCCAGACGTATATCGTAACAACTCTCCCGACTTATAATCATGATTTTCAATTGTAATGATGTCTGAAGATGTGTTAATTCCTGCGGCAATGACAGATCTTTTTTTATTTTCATAACCAGATCCATTATCAACAATATTAATTGAATCAATTACTGATTTTTGGGAAGTGCATTCTAAAGTATGTCTTCCTATGCCATGGAAGGATAAAGTAACTGTATTAATTCCTGCAATCGCTTCTCCTAAGGTATCATGAAGTTTAATTGTTGTTGCATCAACAATTTCCGCAAAATATGTTGCATTGGTAGAAAGTCCTCCAATTACTTTTTGAGCATTTGGTTTGTAAACCAATTGCTCACCATTTCTCAATTTGTGGTAAGTTGAAAAACCAATCGTAGATAGACTGGTTCCCAATCCAACTCTAGCAGATTGTGGATCTGAGAAAAATTCGACAGAATGTGAAATTAATTTTGTATTTACTAAAGCTCTTGCATTTTGTCCATTTCCTCCTGTTATAGAAACAGTAGGAGTTTCTGTAAAATCAAATCCTCTATCAATGATTTGAATTTCTCTCAGACTTCCATTAACTGCCAAAAATCCAGTTGCCCCAGTTCCAACAGGATCTGATATACTCAATATAGGTGGATTAATTATATCAAAACCATTTCCTGGAGAAGATACTTCAATTTTTTCTAATTTTCCAGTATGAATTATATCTTTTGACTTATAGTTGAGAATTTCAACACCATTTATTAAAATTCCAGTGGATCCTGGTTGAGTTTCTGTTTCAACATCGATATTAACTGGTGTAGCAACCTCTCTATAAAGTTTTTGTGACTCTATATTTTTACCTCTTGTCTCAAATCTTTCTATAATATTATCAGCAACAGTGGTTGAGGATGCTATAGTTACAAACTGTGAACTATAAAGATTGGCAAGAGATTTTGCCAATTTTAAATGATTATGATCTACTCTAAGAACATAGTATACTCCCTCCCCACCAGTGTCTCCACCAAACAAAGAAGATTGAACAGAAGTTTCAATTATATCTTCTCCATCAATTGTAATAGTTGTTTGAGTTCTTTGGGGAGTATAATATACCGCTTCTCCACTATAAAACCCATGTTCTGTCAATTCTATAGTTTCTCCAAGGAAAGTACCACTAAAAGTTTTAGAATCTTTTTTTGCAACGATTGGTCTCTCTTTATAAGAGGGTAGAGAGTTTGATGCAACTAATAATGAATCCCCATACTGTTTTTTGTAAATATTTTGAATATTGGCATGAAATTTATCAATTTGAGGAAAAGATGCTGATTTTACTTTTCTTAAAGTTCTTAGTAAAGAGTATTCTCCTCCAATGGTAAGAGTTCCAGAGGTCCTAATTGTTACAACTTTGGCTGATATAATATCTGAAATCTCTGCATCATAAGATTCTACTCCAGACGCTGAATTAATTTTTACAGTGTCACCGAGAAATAAGTAGTTTTCTTTGTTTAAAGTTAATTTGTAAATTTTAGGAGAAATATTACTAATTAATTCAATTTTACTGATAAGATACTTGACTGGATTATTGTATAACCAGTTTTTGAATTTGAAAGAATCACTTTCGATTCCTAATGTTTTTACATCAAATTTGTCTCCTGGTTTGTAATCATAGATTCCATCTTGTTTTGAAAAACCAGATAAAACTGGAGTAAGACGGACATCAATTGAAGAACCACCACCAGAAAATTGATCTGGTTTTACATTAGCAAAATTTTGAGTAGACACAGTGTCTTGGTCTACCATATCTTCTTCAATATTGGTACACCCTAAAAATTGGGTTATAGTTTTAGAGGTATATGATACAATACCAACTTTAGCAGATACACCTTGTGGATATTTTACATAAATTTCCCCAGAATTAGGAAATCCAATTGTAGAATCTACATCAATAAAAGTTGCTCCTGCAGCAACGTTTCCAATTACACGAGTTTTTGGTGCTACTTTAAACGTACCTATTGTAGATCCAGAAGATCTACTATCTCTATTATAACCATCATCAAAAGAAAGTTTATAGAAAGTTTTTCCAATTCCTGCACCTACTTTTTCAATATCATATATTGCAGTATATGTCTCATCATTATCGCCTTGAAATATAGTTCTACTTTCTAATTCGGAGGGATCCCCAGTAATTGATTCTACTAAAAAATTAGAGGTTACTAAATTTCTAGCATTTGAAGGGGTGAAAAGATAATCTCTTGGTTTTGTTATTTCAACATCTACGCCATAAAGTGCTTTGAATAAAATTTTATAAGAATCGTCCGTTCCTTTACTTGTATAAAAATCTTTTGCCTGCTTTATGAAGACATTTTGATTTACATTTGATGATAGAGGTCTATCAGATAATCCAGGTAAAAATTGAATTTTAGTTTTGTTTAAAAATTCTTTTAAGAAAAGACAACTTAAATTTTCAATGGTTGCACCATCTTTATGATCAGCAGCTGATGTAGAATTGAAGACAAGATCCCCTGGATCAGAATCTGATTTATATGAAGTTACCCCAACAAATCCTCTAACACAACCAGTAAAAGAAGTTGCAGTTTTTCCAGTATAAGTTATTACTTCATCACCTATTTTCAAAAGACCATAGGAATCTGGAAAGTGATTTGTTCCATCTGGGGATTGACTGAGACTTACAGTTATTGTTGTTGCAAATTCGTCAAGATCACCACTCAAAGTTATAAAATGGTTTAATGTAGTCTGTTCATCAACCTTTATGTATTGATCAATATTTTGAATTAGGTCAATAGGACCACTTTTATACTCTTGACCAATATAATATTGCTTTAAAAATTCAGAGATAAGAGGGAACTCATTCTCAACATAAGTTGGGAGTTGGTTCTTAACGATGTTGCTAAACTTGATTCTTGTTTCTGCCATTTTTTTCTATATCTCTAAATTAGTAACCGCCGCCTGAACCAGAAGGTGTTGATGAACCACCAGAAGTTCCTGAAGTTCCTGAAGTTGTACCAGCAAAAGAACTATTAGTGGAAGTAGTCGTATTTACTGCTGCAGCTGCAGCAGTGGTTAAGCTATTTGCGGGTTCACCAGCACGAACTAGATTTCCTTCTGCATAAGAAGAAGAAACAATATAATTTGATGC